TCTCATGGCTGTATTTCTAAATAACAATGTGGGCGTGAAGATTAACTCTGTTGATCTTTCAGACCATGTAACAGCAGTAACAATCAACCGCGCATTTGATGAGCTAGAAGTAACCGCTATGGGTGACTCATCACACAAGTTCGTTAAGGGTCTAGAGTCATCTACTGTGACAATCGACTTTCTCAACGACACAGCATCAGCAAATGTATTGGCAACACTACAGGCAGCATGGGGAACAACAGTCACAGCTGTATTCCTACAGACAAAGGGAACAGCAGTCTCAGCGACTAACCCTCTTTATACTGTCTCACTTCTAGTCAATAACACAACTGACATCAATGGCGCAGTAGGCGACATTGGCACTCAGTCAATCACATTTACTGCTAACTCAACTGTTGCAGTAGCCACAACAGGCACATTCTAATCAATTAAATAAAGGGGCAAACTCATGGCAAAACTGAAGATAGTTCGTAACGATGGAAGCGTACTAGAAGGCGAAATCACCCCAGCGGTAGAATACGCATTTGAGCAGTACGCTAAAAAGGGCTTCCATAAGGCGTTCCGCGATGAAGAAAAGCAGAGCGATGTCTATTGGTTAGCATGGGAAGTAACACGCAGGTCAGGTGAGTCTGTTAAACCTTTTGGGATGGATTTCATTGAGACACTTAAAAGTGTCGAGGTGCTTGACTCCGACCCTTTAGCTTAAAGCGGGATCTTCCATTCACCTACTTGATTGCTCGATTGAGCATCAGGTTGGGGATCTCGCCACAAGCATTATTGGATTTAGATAAAACAATGCTCGATGCACTTGTGCAAGGGCTAAAGGATGAAGCGAAAGAGGTGAGCGATGCCAACAGAAGTCAAAGGCGCGGTAGAGCTTAGAAAAGCCCTCAGAGCTTTTACTCCTGACCTTGCTAAAGAAACTCAGCAAGAGATTGCAGCAATTCTTAAACCAATTACAGCAAAGGCTAGAGGATTTGTTCCATCAACTGCACCACTTAGCGGTTGGGCTAAAAGTAACAATGGCACTTGGGGCAACCGAGTCTGGTCATCATCAGAGGCAAAGCGTGGGATTGGTTACAAGACCACACCATCAAAGCCTAATCGCTCAGGATTTAGATCGCTTGCTCGCATTGTTAATGCTTCACCTTCAGGCTCTATCTATGAGACTGCTGGTCGCTTAAATCCACAAGGCAGACCACAAGCTCCAAGAGTTCCAGTAGTCGCACCACGACATGAAAACTTTGGCAAGATGATCCGATCAGGGTCTAAGGGACAATCTCTTAGCAACAATCCTGATGCTGGTCGTCAATTTATTGATGCCATGAACCAAACCTCACCAATCGTTAACGCTTACAAAAGAGCAGAAGGTCAAGCAGGTCGCGCTACCCGTAAGATGAAGGGTCGCGCAATCTTTCGCGCTTGGGCAGAAGATGGTGGCAAGGCTAACGCGGCAGTGGTTAAAGCAATTGAAAACTCTAAAGTTGAGTTCGAGAAAAGGACGAAGGTGAAGTAATGGCGGCAGATGTAAAGATTGACATAGCCGCCGAGTTCACAGGCAAAAAGGCTTTTAGACAAGCAGAAACAGCAACCACAAAATTAACTAAGAATGTTAAAAAGTTAGCTGGTGCTGTTGGTCTGGCGTACGGCACATCTGCTGTTGTCGCTTACGGCAAAGCCTCAGTCAAAGCCTTTGCAGCAGACGAGGCAGCAGCTAAGAGACTTAATACAGCAGTTACTAATCTAGGCATTGGGTTCGCCAATCCTGCCATCGCTGACTACATAGGCAAGTTAGAAAAGTCAGCCGCAATTGCCGATGACATTCTACGCCCAGCGTTCCAAAGCCTATTGACCACAACTGGCTCATTAACTAAATCACAAGAGTTATTAGGCAACGCCATCCAGATCAGTCGCGCTTCAGGTATTGATCTCGCCACAGTAACCGAGGATTTGGCTAAAGGTTATGTAGGTATCACAAGAGGACTTGCTAAATACAACACAGGCTTAACTAGAGCAGAATTAACTTCTAAGTCATTCTCAGAAATCTTAGGCGTGTTGCTTACAAAGTCTGCTGGCGCAGCGGAAGATTACATTTCTAGCACTTCCTACCAGTTAGACCTGTTAAGCGTAGCAACAGGCAACGCATCAGAGATCATCGGTGGTGGTTTAGTCGAGGCATTTGCTCGCATCGGTGGCGGCACAGAAACCTCAGACGCGACAATTGCCATCGAGGGAATTGCTAAGGCTATCTCTGGGATTACTATTGCCGCAGGTACAGCTCTAGGTGGCATCACCAATGTATTAAGAACATTAAAGAACCTACCTAAAAACATCTTTCAAGGCTTTGCCGGTGCTCAGGCAGGTGTCAATTTAGGCACATCTGCTACATCTGCCCCTAAATTAACTCTTAGCCAGAAGAAGCAACAAGAAGCATTAGCCGCATTAGAGGCGGCAGCAGTTAAGCGTAACAAGGAACTGCTTACCCTAAAGAATAAGCAGTTAGCAATTGAAAAGCAAACAGTTGCTCAAAAGAAGTTAGCGGCAGCCATCGACAAGGCTAACCTTGCCCTTAACAAAGGCAATGAAGTCTTTGACATGGACAAGATCCAGATTGCAGCAGCTCTTGCTAATCAGGCTGAACAACTAGGCAAGGCAACATCCAGCGCACAGCAGTTGCAGATCGCTAATGATGTAGCTCGCCTTAATGTTAAGAGATCAATCCTTGCTCTCGAAGATGCCATTGCTGCTAAGGACGAAGCAGCCATTATTGCAGCCACGGCTAAACTTAATGCAGACCTAAAGGTTCTAAGTGTTTTGTCTGGGCAAAACATCAAAATGCAAGACATCAAATCTATTCTTGACAGTCTAAAGCCGAAAGATCTAATCAATTTAACTAATCTGGATGCAGCTTTAGCCAAGATTCAAGAAATGCTAAGACTTCTCGCCCAAGCTAACGCAGCTTCTAAAACCACAGTACCTTCTAGTGGAACACTCGGTTCAGGTATTCCAAGCGGTGATTACATTGCACCTATCCCTATGGAAGTGGGTACGAGCGCATCAATCAATGCTTTGATTGAAGCTTCTGAGGCTATTCAAGGACGAGCAGATGCTTTTGCTTATTTACTAGATTTACAAACAAAGGCAGATACAGAAGCATTGCTTTCTAGTTCACTAGCTTTAGAAACAGCCCTGCAATTATTCAACACAGAAGATGTTGCTAGATCTTCATTTGTAAGAGGTTTAATGGGTGGAGCAGGTGTATCAGGTGCAGCAAGTGGGGCACGCTATGCAGCGCAGGCGGCAGCTCAATACAACATCACAATTAACGCTGGAGTTGGCAGCGATCCGAATGCTATCGCAGAAGCTATTGACAATCTTCTTCGGGAAGCCAGAGACAGAGGAACGCTAACAGCAGCATGACATGGATTCCAGAATGGCGCGTGACAGTAGGTGATGATGTCTATACGACTGTCACTTCTGTGTCTTTTGCATCTGGTCGCTTAGACATTGATAGACAATGCACCGCAGGTTACTGCCGAGTAGAAATCATCAACTATAACAATGCACCCTTTACCATCAATGTCACCGAACCAGTTACTTTAGAGCTAAAGAACAGCACAGGTGCTTATGTAACTGTATTCGGTGGCGAAGTCTCAGACTTTAACATTGGAGTCCGAAGCCCAGAAGAATCAGGCTATGTCACGACTGGCACAATTCTAGGCATTGGCTCACTAGCTAAATTGACTAAGGCTGTCTATAACACAGCACTTGCAGAAGGTTTAGATGGGGCACAGATTTCAGCCATCTTAGGTAATGCCCTTAGTCTTAATTGGAACGAAATCACACCAACTGTGACTTGGAACACATACCCAGCAACTACCACATGGAATGAAGCCGAGACTTTTATTGGCACAGTCGATGCAGGCTTTTACACCATGATCTCAGTAGCAGCTAGTGCAACTGCTAAGAGTCAAACACTTGCTGATCAGATTGCCAATAGCGCACTTGGTCAGATTTACGAGGAAAAAGACGGAGATGTTTCTTATGCAGATGCAGATCACAGATCTAACGACCTTGCAGCGAATGGCTTTACTTTCCTTGATGCCGCTTATGCAACACCAACCTCTATCACATCCTCAGTTCAAACTGCTCGCATCCGTAACAGCCTTATCTATCGCTATGCCACAGGGTACGGATCAACCTACAGCACCTCAGATTCGGACTCTATAGCCTCTTACGGGCTTTTTGAGCGTTCATCTGACTCCAACATCAAGAACCTTGCAGACATCACCGACATCGCTTCTAGAGAGCTTAATTTAAGGCGCAGCCCTAGAGAGCAGTTAGGTGTGATCACTTTCCGTCTGGATAATCCGAACATGCCTAGCGCAATGCTTGATGCTTTGATCGCTATCTATTTCGGTGAGCCTGTGTCTATCAGCAACCTGCCAAGCAACTTGCTAGGTGGAACATTTGAAGGTTTCGTTGAGAATGTTGCGCTTCGAGCAACCCCTAGTTTTGTGGACATCACCCTCTACATCACAGCAACGGATCTATCTCTATCAACGACTCAATGGGAAACAATCATTCCTAGTTCATTAGCTTGGACAGGCGTAAATGGTACACTTATCTGGAACAACGCGACAGGAGCATTAACCTAATGGCAACGACCCCAAACTTTAACTGGAGCACTCCAGACAACACAGGATTGGTCAAGAATGGTGCGCTAGACATTCGCACACTTGGCAATGCCATCGATGCTTCTATGGTCGATCTAAAGGGTGGCACTACTGGTCAAGTTCTCGCTAAGCAGACCAACACAGACATGGACTTCACATGGTCAACACCTGCAAGCGGTGGCGGATTGACTCTTATTGCAACAGCTACTCCATCCAGCGCAACAACTGTAAGTTTTACATCTATTCCTACGACTTATAAGCATTTGATGATTGTCACATCTAACATCCAGCAATCGGATTCTTCTCGTTATTTCAGCATGCGATTCAACAATGATTCTGGCGGTAACTACAATTTTAAGGGTGTCAGTTTTAGTAACACGACTGTCAATAGCGTTTATGAAGCAAGCGTTACTTCTATTGGTAGCACTAACTCAAATGCTCCAATTCCAGCTTCCCGAGACATTTCTGCACCACTTTTAGGACAGCATTCTAATTCAACCATCAACATCTATAACTATGCTTCAACGACTTTGATCCGCACTTACGATTATCAATCTTATGGTTATTCTGCTGGAACAGCGACAAATGTTAGTTCAGTAATTGGCGGAGCTTATGCTTCTACTGGCACAGCAATCACTCAGATCGACTTTATTCGCAGTTCAACTCAAACCATCTCAGGCACAATTCAACTTTACGGAGTCTCATAATGACTAACATCTCATACATTGTCGATGCAACAACTCAGGAAGTTATCGAGCGCACCATGACAGCACAGGAATTAGCGGCAGAGAAAGCAGAGCGTGAAATTCGCGAAGCAGAAGAAGCTGCTGTCATTGCTGAGGAACAGGCAAAAGCAACAGCGAAAGCAGATTTATTGTCTCGTCTTGGCATTACCGAGGATGAAGCGAAACTTCTACTTGGATGAAGCCTAAACTTTCTAAAGCTGCGATTCAGTTAAGAGAGCAGTTCGATGACTCGTTCCCAGATCGTGACCGCACATCGGATGGTTGGATCGGTGATACCCGACACGCTGCTCGCAAGTCAGATCATAATCCTGATGAGCAAGGCTGGGTTCGTGCCATTGATGTGGACAAAGACTTATTCAAGGGCGGAAAGCCAGACATCATGGGAGATCTTGCTGATCAGCTTCGTACCTTATCCAAGTCAAAAGCAGACAAGCGTATTAGTTACATCATTTACGATGGACGAATCTGCTCCAACATTCTTAACTGGAAGTGGCGCAAGTACACAGGGGCTAACAAACACACTAAGCACATGCATGTTAGCTTTAAAAAAGAAGCTGACAATGATGGTGCTTTTTTTCAAGTACCTATGTTAGGCGGAAACTAATGGACAATCTCATTCTCATCATTGCTGGCATTGCCGGTGTTGCTGCTATTCCAGCACTACGCCAAGCCATCAAGTCATACCGCGCTCGTAAGTCAGCAGCAGACATTATTGTCGATGCGCTAGAAGCAGCGATTGACGAGGTCGATAAAAAGTGAGCCAGACGGATTTCTTTCAGCTCTACATCGCCACGCTAGTCACACTTGGTGGCTTGTCAGGCTTTGTCATTACTCATTTACTAGCAGAGATTAAGCGACTCCATGCGCGTGTCGATGAGATCTATAACATACTCTTAGAGCGATAATTTAGTTATGGCAAGAAAAGCAACTAAGGCTTTAGAGGAACAAGGTTACTCAAAACTCGATGCTTATTGCATTGGGCTTTATGAGTATTTCTGTTCTCTTAAAAGAGCAGGCTTCGCAGAAGATGTTGCCATGTTTATGATTACAGAGCCACAGGCTTATCCGCATTGGATCTTGCCAGATGGAATACCGCCTGAGAAGTTAGGCGATTATGTAGATGAGGATGACGATTAAGCGCATCGTTGTAGTGTCGGACTTACAAGTCCCCTACCATGACAGGGTTGCCACACGCAACCTTGCTTTATTCATTAAGAAGTTTAAGCCAGATCAAGTAGTCACCATCGGCGATGAGATTGACCTACCCCAAATCAGCAAATGGGAAGAAGGTCGCATGGGCAGCTACGCCCAGACCTTAGACGATGATCGCAACGAGGCTGTTGATCTGTTGTGGGAGTTAGGCGTGAGCGATTGCATAAGGTCAAATCATACGGATAGGTTATACAACATCATCATGGCTAAAGTGCCAGCGTTCGGTGCTTTGCCAGAGCTTCGCTTTGAGAAGTTTATGAAGTTTGATGAGCTAGGCATTACCTTCCATAAGAACCCTATGCCTATTGCACCTAACTGGATAGCAGTGCATGGTGACCACACACCAATCAAGCCACAAGGGGGCTTATCAGCCCTAGAA